CTCTGCGGTGGTGCCAATCCGGCGGGCCAGCTTGTTGGTGGCGTCTGCTGTGTTGGCGAAGTCGGTCACCATGGCAAACGCCGCCGCGCCGATTGCTGCACCCATAGCGCCAGCAGCTGTGATGATGCCCATCATCTGGCCTTCCAGCTCTTGCAGCTCACCTTGTGCGTCCTTGAATGACTTCTCGTCAACATCAACTCCGAAGTAAGCAAGCAAACGGTCAACGATCATATCTATGCCCCTGAATTCATTTGCTCCATTTTACACCAAAAAGAAAGGGAGCCTAAGCTCCCATTCATTTCATCGCATCAGCCTTGCGCATCTCAATCTCGGCCTGCACATGCATGTACTCGACAGCATCAAGGAATTGAGAGCGGCTCCATTGCTTGCGTATCTCAAGCGGGCTGGAACTGAACTCCTTGGATACTTGCAGTATTAGCGCTGTTCTCCCTGAGTAGCTTGGCTTGATGTCATGAATCCGGACGCTTTTTCCATTAACTCGGATGCCTTCGCTTTCCCTGCAAGTGAACCGAGCAGCTGGATAAAAACGTCTGCGAAGTTCAGCTTCAGCCCCTCCATTAGCGCAAGGTGGAAGTCGGCGCGCATCTCTTTCTTGGCGAAGAAATCAGACGGGTCACCCATCTCTTTACCGTCAACCATACACCATGCAAATACCTTTCGTGCCACCTGCATCAGCGTACCTTTCGGCATTGCCTTGCCTTGGTATGCAGACACGAATACGGGGATCATCTCCTCAATCTCAAGACTATCCTCGAGACTCATCTCTTGGAAGTCGTACCGGCGACCGTTGATTTCTTTGATTGGCATAAACCCTCCTGTGTTGGTGTTGTCATTATACATGTTGACGTGTTGATGTGATAGGTGTTGACATGGTGCGTGGATTTGCTATCTTGATTTCGTCAACAACAAAGGAGATTGACATGTCTATTCGCATTAATGGTGAGGCGCTTGCAAAGTTTATTGATGATGAGATAACTGATAATCGACGCATTGGTGCATCAGCAAGCTCTGCTGTAATAGCGGTCTACAGGGATTGTGTTGTAAGGATTGAAGTAATTGTAGCAGAAGACTACTGCTATGACGAAGGCATCGATGAGTGCGAGCTTGAAGATATCGCAATCGATGGATTAGCTGAAAGCAACTAAAGCAAAGGGGCCATAGGCCCCTTTCTCATACCTGCAACGGTGGTGTGCAGAACGGGAATGTAAACTCGAACTCAACGCGAGGCTCACCGGAACCGCGTGCCAACTTAGGTGTCCGCTTCATGGTTGCCTTCTGCGCGAATGCCACTGCTGCCGTTTCCTTGTTTCGGTCGTACATCATCAGCGGCAAGTCTTCACCAGTAGACTTCGACATCGCGTACTGAGTTACCCATGCGGCAGCTGTCGGGCTGTTGGCCTGCAGGGTGCAGCGAGCGGTGCCCTTTGTCTGGTTGTTGTGGACGATGATGCCATCCTCGCCGCGCATGTCTGAGTACGAGGCGGATTCGTCAGCATCAAGCTCCCACTCGATATCCACATCAGAGGCAAGACCGCGAGCGCTAATGACGCCATATGTGATGCCGAATCGCTTAGTTGAATAGCTCATTTATACCCCTCCAATCTTCCACTTGCCCGTATTGCTCCACTCGTCGATGGCGCTGTTTAGTGTGCCGACATACAGGTCGCTGATGTTGCACTTGCCAGTCGCTCGCACGGACGCCGGAATGCTTTCAGGGTCAGGCATGGTGATGCTGTACTCGGTAAGCACCCGCTTCTGCACGGCGCTATCAAGCCACGTACGATATATGGCCTCTACGTCAGCAAAGGTGATATCGTCGTACGCCATCAGCGGAGTTCGGAAAGCGTAGTTGGCCAGGCTGGCGATCACGTTTGCATCGAACCAGTCAGCAGCCCACTGAACTCGGATTTCGCGACCAGTACATGTGCGACCCTTGAACATATGGGTGAAGCTGGTATTCGTGAAGTTCTCCACGAAGTTGTAGCCCTTGGAAGTGAGCGCTGTCTGCTGCTGGCTTGTCAGTGCAGAGTCTGACGCCAGAGAGATCTGCTTGTAATCCCACTGCTCGAACACGCCGCCGATTTCCGGATAGGTTGGTAGCATGCGACCAAGGATTGCAGCATCTGGTCGCTCGTTGGTGTACACGATGCCGTTGATGGTTCCGGTCGGATGGTAGATGCATGTGGTGCGCGACAGGGTTGCTGTCTTGCACTGCGGCCCGATGTCGGTAGTGCTTACGGCATCATAGGCCTTAACATCGTTGGTAAGCAGTACGCACTGGCGCTCAAGTTCTGCGGAGTTAATCCACGTCGCGATCGCCTTCTGGTCGGTGATATCGGTGTCAGCGGTGCCGGAATAGCACAGGCCATAGAATGCGGCCTTCTTGTTTACTGCATCATCAAGCGCAGCGCCAACGTTGGCATCTCCAGTGGATGGCGTTTTGTCGTAGCGGATGACAACGGCCTTTGACGGCTTCAGCTCTTGGCCGAAGTAAGCCTCAAGCCACGCATAGGTGATGGGGTTTGCTACCTTGGTGATGGCGGTCTTCCACTCGTCAGGCGTGTACGACTTACATCGCACGGTCTTGTCGAATACGTTCTCAGTGGTTAGCAGTGCGCCAACGTCAAGAACCGGAGTGGTCGCTGCGGTATCAAGCAGCAACGTCTGGTTGTTGAACCGGCGTTGAATTGGTGTAGGCATTTCATTGTCTCCATTGCAATGGCGTGTTCATTATACAGTAATTTCATGCCGAAACAGCACATCATCCTTTACCCACTTTCCGGTGATGATGAACTCTGACAGGCGGTGGATCTCAAACGTGTTGTCGGTGGTGATGTAGAAGCGGAAGTCCCCCTGATGGCGCGGGCGCGACTTCTCATCACCAAGTCCGGTCAGGTTGCGAGTTGACACCATTCCAGCAAGGTTCATATCCACACCGTCAGCACGCAGCAGCTCGCGAGATTGCCAGTCCTCGGCTGACGCATGCAGGCGATTAAGCCACTGATAGCCCTGATAGCTGAATGCGTTGATGCTTACTGTTAGCGTGGCGTTGAAGCGCTTCGTTTCATCAATAAGTCCAGTTGATTTCAGCGTGCGCACCGTGTCGAAGCTGTGCTGCTCTGGAACTAGCGACGTAACCTGAAACGCAAGGTAATCCGCTTTAGGTCTATCGCCATCAAACGGCAACTGAATGAACGTAGACGCACCAATCACGTTGCGCTTCATCCAGCTCATCAGGTTCTTTTCAATGCTCATTCCCCAGAATCCCCCTGCAGCTTCTCGATGATGGCCTTGTAGTAACCACCCTGACGGTTGCGCTGGGCTACTCTGATAACCTCGTACCGCAATCCGGAGTCTGGGTCGGTGATGATGTCAGGGTTCTTTGACTCATCACGAGAGCGCAGGGCAAAGCTGGTGTAGACTTTGCGCAAGTCATCCACAAGCTGACCATCCTCTTTCTTGGCTAGCTGCATTGACTCAGAACCTGCTGGCTGGTGAGGCGTGGCCATGAACGAGATTGGCTGCGATAGGCCATCCACCCACACGCCCTCGTCATTGGTGAAGCCTGGGCTGTACCTGTTTCCAGTCCAGCGAATCAGCATGTCACCAAATGAATCATCGAAATCAATCAACGTCCCCGACATTCAGGTACTCCCATTTTATGGACTGTGAAAGCTGGCCAGAATCAACCAGTGGCTTGCTGGACTTCTTGCGCTTGATGGTTGACTCGGCGTTTGGTGGCTCTTGTATGCTGACAATCTTTGCCTGAACTTGGTTCTGAACCTGCTGGCCAAGTAGTCCCATCAGTCGCTTTGCATCATCACCTTTCAGCACCCGCTTAACGATGCGAAATATCGTGGATCTGTGCTCGCTCCTGCGCTCTTCCATCGTGGTGCGCATGAATGACCTCTCAGGCATGCGCTCGGTGCCGTATTCGTTCCATGCACCAACCTGAGCAACTGTTACTCCTGCCTCATCGTGCATGCCTGCGCTTTCATGGATGCCAACGCCGACAGCGAACTTGTCTAGCGCTGCCACCTTTGCAAGCACAGCAGCAAGCCCAGATCCACCAGACGATACCAACTTAGCCTTAGCCATTGTATGCACCAGCAATCATGGGGCCGCTTCCGAACAGCATGATGGTTTCCAGAAACTCCAATCCGTAGCGAGTTCCAGAGTAATCCACAACGGATGAGCCAGCGTTAAGCCCTGCCACCTGACCGCTAACCGACACATCACCAACCGAGCGCGATGTAGTCACCAGCACAGGTCCGGATCCTTTCTGCGACATGACAACGCGATGGGCCACAAACAGACCTTGTAGGTAGTCAGCCATGCAACCGTAGCCGCCAGAAAACATGCACATGAATAGGTCAAGGTATCGCTGAATAACTGGGTCATCAGCAACGATGTCTTGGTATTGTGATTTCCACTCTTCTAGCGTCATAGACTCACCAATAAAAACGGGGGCCGCAGCCCCCATTATACAGTGTCGGCTGTTACTTCGCCTTCACAACTTCGATGTCACCAGCTTCTACCCACGCCTGAACTACCGCGGATTTCAGGTCTGCATCGGCAACTTCTTCGGTTTTACCAGGGATGATTTTCACATCGCCGATATAGCGCAGGCCTTTGGAGGTGTTTTTTACTTGTGCCATTTACAGACCCTCAATCAAGCTGATGGACAGCGGGAAGTAAGCGATAACGCCAGCGGTCTTCATACGGGCATTAATGATGGTTGCCAAGTTGCGCATCTGCGGCGGCTCAATGGTGTACGGCAGCGGGCTTTCCATGGCGACCTTGTTGGGGTCTTTACGGTAAGCCAGAAGCACGTTGGTGCCACCGGAACCGTTACCCTTCATGTAGATGCACTTCTCTACAGTGACTTCCGGGTAAGCTTCCTTGAATCGCTTCATGGCTGACTGGCCAGTCACGTCTGCGAAGTAGGTGTTGTTCGCCTTCTCGTAGTCAGCCGGAGAAAGCACAATGGTGTCAGGGGATTCGATACCGTTGGTGTCGTTAATCTGCTGAAGGATCGGCTTCACCATGGTGTCGTAAATCTGCTGAGCAGTGATATCAGCCGCGCTCCACGCTTTTGCAGCGGTAGACTTGGTGATGTTCGGGTGGTTAAGCATACCGTACTGGCCGGAAGCCAACTCACCCAGCCACGCGATCTGCTCAAACTTGCGCTCTGCGGCATCTCGGTTGGACTGCATCTTGCGCTGCTGGATTGGCAGGCCAGCCATGGAAGCACGCTCAATCTCGTCGATGGAGTAGTGAACGGCGCCGCCGAAGGTGCTGATGTTGGCGACCTTTTTCTCACCCTTGACGTCGGTAACAGGCAGGTCATCAGCGTAGTTGGTGATGAGCTCGAACATGCCAACTTGGTCGGCGATGCGGTAGGCAAACTCTTCAGCACCAACAGGAGACTCAGACTGCTGCGGGATGAGGACGCGAGCCTTAAGCTCAGGGTATGGGCGTTCCAGAACCTGGGCGCGCATATGCTGCAGTTGCAGGGCGAAGATCATGGACTCGCCAGCATCGCAGCGACGGCCAGACATTTCCATGCCCTGGGTGATCATGTTCGGTACAAAGTCCCAATCCTCCAACTCCACTGAGTCGAGGTGGGCCATGCGTACCTGTTTGTTATATGCGGTCATGTGCTGCTTCTCCTGTTAAGCGTTCTGCAATGCGGGGCGCAGGTTAACCAGTACCAGCTGGCCGGATGCGGTGGTCACGGTCTCTGCGCGGCCAATCGGCTTGGTGGTGGTATCGGCACCAGCAGTCTTTTTTACCCAGCCGATTTTGCCAGCACCGGAGATGGTGGCGTAAACCAGATCGAACTCACCGATAGCCTCGGCAGCGTTCAGCCAGATTGGGCCTTCGGTAAACACCGGAGCAGCGCGGCCAGCTTTGTAAGCAGTGGTTCCGTCATCTTCCTGCACCATGGTCGGAGTCCAGCGGGTGGCGCCGATGATGTAGTCGGTAACTGCGGCCGGCAGCTTGGCTTTTCCAACTGCGGTGTCTTTGGTCACCAGCAAACCAGCAGCCAGCGCAACGGAAGGAGTTCGGGTTACGGTATTGAAGCCAACGCGGGAGTCGGCAACCATGCCTGCGACAGCTTGGTCAGCGCTGATTGAGTAGGTAGTGTTAAGAGGCATTACTTGGTCTCCTTCTTCCAGCTGTTGCGGAATGCTTCATCAGCCCGCTCTTGAACGGTCTTCTTCTCGGTCGGCTTGCTGTTGCCATCTTGTCGCTGCTTGCGGACGTTGTTGGCGTCGATGTGCTCAATTGCAGCATCAAGACGAGCCTCCAGGTAGCCATCAGACTTGCCATCAAGCTTGATGTCTTTATCGTGCTTGGTTACGGCCTCGGTCATCAGCTCCTTAGCGGACTTGATGGATCCATCATCCTTGCGCAGCTTGATTGAGCTGTCGATGCGCTGCGCCTTTTCGTGTGCGGTCAGGATGGCGTCGATGTCGGCGCTATCCATCTTGTCAGCATCTTCATCACACTGCGCTTTCAGCTCGTCGTACTGAGCCTGAAGTTTGGTGATGTCCTCGCCATCTTTCTTGGCTTGATCGAGCATCATCTTCAACTTAAGCATCTTTTCGCTTGCTGGCATATCTTCATCTTCATCAACCTGAGACAGAACCTTTTCAAGATCCCCCTCAGCTTCGTCAGCTCGCAATGCTAGAGCGTCAATCTGATATTGCAGGAGCTGAGCCTCAGCGTCCGAGCAGTCCAGCTTGATCTCTTTCCCGTTCGGGAACTTAATGATCATCGGTTCTTCTCCGTTGATGTCATGAGAATCCCGCCGCTCGTCACCACGAATGCCGCTTGAAGGCGAGCGCCCGAGGTCGCAGATGGCGAGGTGGTTGTTAGATCTAGCAACTTGGGTAATGCCGTCAATCGCAACACGATAGCCAGCAGAAAGCCCGCGCATCCCTGATTTTACAGCATCTATAGCATCTTTAACAGTGACGCGGAATTTTGCCCAAAGTTGATTGTCTTGACGCCACACAGAGGTGACGCTGCCGACTTGATGGCGCTGGGTGTTAGATGGGTTTAGGAGGCCGGTCTTTGGGTGTTGAAGGGTGACAGGCAGTCCGACCCATGAATCCATATTCTCGAACAGTGCGGACTCACCGACAACCTCTTTGCCTTCCTTGTAAACAAGCTCCTCGCCAGCGGTGGCAATGACCCCCTGAGCCACGATATATCCATTCTCATCCTCGGTAATGCTGAACTCTGTGGGAGAATCAAAACGCATGCCAATTCCTCAGTTGATTGGTCACATTGTACCACCTGCAAGAATTGCTGCAAAAAATACTTTTAATGTGTTGACATTGATTGGTGATGCGCTAATATCTCCATGTCAACAACAGGAGATGACGATATGAAAATCAGCAACAGCAAAAAAGAACTGGCTCGCATCATCAGAGAGAATGGCGGGTGGCGTGATGGCGCGGAGTTCTCTGTATCAACATGCAGTGGCACCATTGCATTCTCAAGGAATAAGCCAGAATACACATCAAAATATGGGTTTACTGCTTCTGGTGGGTTCATGGGATACAGAATTGAGCTTTGCTCTTATCTCAAAAACTGGCACCAAACCATCCTATCCCGCGAAGAATACTTCCACCTGCATCCAGCTCCGGATGCTGATGGGTGGATTGAGTGGAATGGCGGCGAGTGTCCCGTCGAGTTTGGGGAATTAATTGATGTAAAATACAGAGATGGCCATTTTCAAACTGAATGCAGAGCACGTGACAGATGCGACACTGATTTATATGCAACCACATTCTGGGGTAACTCTGGTGGTTCCGCAGATATCATAGCCTACCGAATGCACAAGCCAGAGCAATCTGAACCTAAATTCTGCGAGTCAGTAACTCGGTCAATTCCTGAGCCTGAGACAAAGCCATCCATCGAACAGCTGGCAGCAGACTACCGAAACCGCAAGGACTACGCAGACCGCAAGCAGGAGGAGGCTGATGCAGCCAAGGCTGATGCCGAGGCTAAGTTGGCAGAGCTAGTTGCTGCCGGAAGGGAAATTGGGCTGTTTCTTAGTGTGGAGATAACGCACGTATACAGCGGAAAATTCTATAATGCGGAGCTAGGTGAATCACCTGAATACAGTGAAACAAATAATAACTCCATATGTGAAGGCTGCGGAAAGAGGCTTGGGCAGCACTACGAGTTAGCCAGTTATTGCCTTAGTCGCACTGAGCGCGAAAGAGTTGGCTCATTAACTTTATAAAAATAAGGCCCCATCACGGGGCCTTTTTCATATCTCTATAACTGACTCTGCGTAACACCTGCACAGGATTGGAGTTCCAGGGAACTCTCCGTTTGCTCCAGTCTTCCAGCTGTACCTCTGTCCTTCTCGAGCATAGTGGCTTGGTCGTGCGTTCGGGTATCTACCCCCAGGGTTCCCGCGCACTCGCTCGTCACGCATTGTTCGCCAGATAAACTCATCAACCCCGAGCTCTGAGTTGCGCTCCTTCGTCACCATTGCATTCAGCGTGCCAACTTGGTCGCGGGCGATGTTCTTTGCTCTGCGCCAGCTGATGTCGGTGTCTTGCTGAATCTGCTTGGCAATCTCCTCGTACCGCAAACCCTTTACGAACCCGTCACTGATGCTGCGCTGGATGCGGCGAAGGTAAGTGCCCTGCAGGTCTTCGATGATGCTGGTGTTATCGACAACCCATGCGTTGAGAAGGTTAGTATCTCCGCCAGGCAAAGCAACCTGAATGCCAAGCGAGCTCGTCACAGCCTTGGCTATGTCCTTCTCGTTTGATGCGTAGGTGGCCGCCGCGTACTGCTCTGCAAGTGACTGTCCAGGGAGCAGGCTGGACAGCAGGCGCCTGATTAGCCCAAGCACATCAGCCAATCCATCAAGACGCTCTGGGTCTGGCTGAGTCATCAGGCCAACGTCAGCCTCGTCATATCGCACAAGGTTATCGATGAACGGGATTCGCTGGACATCTGCAGAGTCCATGCGAAAGTCTCGCGCCTGCAACTCCTGCTTTAGCGCAGGCATGACGCTTTGCTTAACCTCTTCAGAGATGGCCTTAACCATCTTGCGCAGGTCGGCAGCATAACCAGCCTCAACCCTGCGCGGGTAGGTGTGGCCGATGCGGATGCGCACCGGACAGTTACTGCGCTTGAATGGCTTGAGTGAATCAGTAAGTTTCATTGCCACCGCCAAGAATATCAGGGGCTGGAGCGTCATCCTCTTCCAAATCCCACGCCTCAAGGGTGTTCAGCTGGCGGCGGGCCTCTTCAGGTGTCAGTCCTGCGACATCAACAACAGCTTGAACTGCTGCGGCCGACTTCTGCATGACGTCCGCCTTCTGGGTGTCGCTCATCTTCCACAGCTGCTCGAACTCCCAATCCGGAGAGTTGCCACGCGTCATCACATCCATGACGACCTGAATGTTAGGCGCAAGCTCATCCTCTCTGCGTGAATCAACTTTGTCGTACCACACCTGCATCTGCTCTTCTTGCGATGCGTTCAGGCCAGTTGGCGACTTGCCGAACAGGACAAGCTCAGTCATATCGGTGGATGCGGCAACGGAGGTCATGAATCGATCCATTACCTCTGGCACACCCGTAACCGTGCGGTTGACGAATTGGAAGTCTTCCCGCTCTTTGTCGATTGCGGCCGTTCTATAGTTGCTTTTGAACAGGTTGAATGCATCAAGTCTGCGCTGCATCTTTTCGCGAACGGTGCCGCCCATGACGTCTCGCTCTTGAAGTTTATCAACCTTCAATATGCCTATGTTAAGCTCGGTCATGATGTGGCGAACGTCGTTGGTGGTGCCTTGGAAGTCCTTGATGGCTTGGAATGCGCACTCGACCTTAGACCCTCCCCACCAGTTGTTTGTGATCATCCGGTCACGAGTAAGCTCTGCGCCGATGAACTTCAGCACCCGAGAGCGGTGGAATCGCTGCCCTGTTGCGGTCTGGTAGATAAGCGGCTGCATATACATCGGCGAGTAGATGTCGGTGTCGTAGACTACAGGCGCCAGCCAATAGCGGTCATACACCTCAAGCGCAAGCAGCTTGGATACGCGCTCAGGAACCAGCTCTTCCTCTGGGTCGTCTCCTTGCGTAATCAGCACGATGCCAGCGCCGCCAAACAGGTCTCCCCATGCCATGGCGGTTCGGATCTTCTGGCGGAACTTCAGGCGCTCCATCTCTTTCAGGATGGCTTTGTCTGAGTCGCCATCAATGCGCAGCCACTTGCGGGTTGCATCTTCGGCGGGTCGCATGCAAATCTTGCGGGATAGCCAGTCTCGCTGGAACATGTTCTCAAGCTGTGACTGGCTCAAGTGGAAAGGCATGGATGAGTAGGTGGTGCTGGCGGTCTTATCGATGCCAGCGATACCCATGCCGGAAGCTGAGTTTACCCAGCTATCCTCTCGAATGTCTTGTTGCTGCTCAGGTGCCGCAACAATCGCGGGCTGAAACAGGCTTCGCAGTTTATCGAACATGAAAAAGCCCTATCGGTGTGATAGGGCTATTTTACAGTCAATCGCCTTCAAGCGCCATCAGGTAGCGCCCTAGTCGCTCGGTATCCTCACGACTCAGGCACATTCCGCCATCAGGTTGAGCCATCACGGCCAGCGTCGGCCTTGGTTGCCTCGGCTTTATCTCCGGCATGCTCTGGCATCCGGCCAGCGAAATGACCAGCCATCCACCGACCAGGATTGGCTTGCAGCTTATCCAGTTCATCCTGACGCTTAGCCTCCTTGTATGCCTTCCACAGCTCGATGCCGAGCGTGATTAGCAGCTGAATGGCAATCTTCATTGCGACACCAGCGCACCTAGCACTTCGTTGACTGCCTGCTGGAACTCCGGAGACACGTTGTAGCCGTATGAGCTTGCGGCTGCGACTGCCAGAGCTACGACGGCGGCGATCACTTTCTTGTTGAGCAGTTTTTTGAAGTCCATTATTTCACCCCGTTGTGTTCGATAGAATAGTGGTTTCCATCACTGAAGCGGCCGCCCCATGAGCCGCCGATACTCTCCCAGTATTCACCTAGCGGTCGGTGGTCTTCGGTGCTCTGCAGGAACTTGCCATCCTTGAACAGATTGAAGTCCATCGCCAGCCGCTGCTTGTGGTTACTTGATGCGTGTCCGTAACCGCGCTTAACGCCCATCTCTCCATGCAGGCGCGGGTCACGGTATGCGTCACCAACGGTGAGCTCGTAGCCATTGGCGTAGGCAAAGTTGATAAGGTCTGCCAGCATACGTGTGAATCGTCGCTGCTTCTGGCCCATAGTCTCAGACATAACTACCTCCTTTGTTGCATGTCTATTTTACCACCAACAGACAGCCTTTGCTCGCCGATGTTCATTCCGCATTACGACTAGCATTAACCATCCTTACGCTTAACATCCAACTTCTTACGCTTGATATCCAACTTTTAATTCGTTGATTTCATTGATATATTTCAATCGTGACTCTTATGGCTAACATCCAATTGCTGCAAGTTGACATAAGTCGTTGAATCTATTGACTTTTTACTGTTGACTTTTGCTAGTATTCGTGCTAGACTCAGTGACACTTCTAGAGTCTTCGACGAAGTTTCACAGAGTCTAAGCGATACGGCATCCGTGATAGCAAATCGAGAGCTAGAAGATCCAGAAAGACATTCAATCAGACAGAGAGGTATTGGTATGCTTATCAAATTCGTTGACGCTGGAATCTCCCACACATATCAGTGCGACATGGTATCCACCGAAGTTATCGAGCACGGATATCGAGTTCGAGCATTCAATGGTGGCAACGAGGTCAAGGATGCAATCGTGTCACAATCCAGCCTTCCTGTTTCTGAGTGCGACACCAAGTACCAGCGAGCTTATGTGATGGAGGGTGGTGTCACTGTAGACACCATCAAGTAACCAGCGATAAAGCTCCGGTGTAATGCCGGAGTTTTTTTCTAACTATGTTGTTGACATGCCATGTGTGGTTGTTAATATAAACAAGTCAACAACCGGAGGTTTTATGAAAATTGAAGCATCTGTTTCTATTGGAAGAAGAAGTGATGGGAAAATATCAATTGAGGTGAGAGACGAGTGTAGCTTATCAAAGTTTTTAACTATTGAGATTAGTCCTCATGACTTCTCAATGGCGATTACAGGGCTTTCGTACATTAGGTGTGACGCAGAAGTTTCTAATATTGATGTAATCGGTAAAAGCAGGAAATCAAAAACAGTAGAGTTTGAGATGCCAGAGCATGACTACTCAAATATGAAATTGGTGGCAGCGCAAGAAATGCAAAGAATCCTTGATAATGAGGGGCTTGGATGGATTGCTAGAGACAGCTTCTCATCTCAAGGCAGCTTTTTTAAGTCTGGCGGCATCAGATTTGCTAGAGGACTTGCTGTGAAGTACGAGTAAAACAAAGCCCCTAGAAAGGGGCTTTTTTAATGCTGAATGTGTTGACATGCCATAGGATAGACATTACTGTTGTTGACATACCAACGCAGACCAAGGCGGCCGATGCTGATACAATGCACTGGCAACCACGGAGGAGTTAACCAATGGCAGATATCATCGACATCGCAGACCGCGAGATTCAACGCAGCATCGAACGCCGGATACACAACGTCCGCGCATCTATCGGTAGCCGCATGCTCAAGCCTAAAGGCCAGTGCCACTTCTGCACCGAGCCTCTTGATAATGCAGGCGCCTTGTTTTGTGACCACGATTGCGCAGCCGACCACGAGAAACTGATGTGGCAGCGCAGCCAGAAACCAATGGGGGAATTGGCATGAGTGAAGTTGATTGGAGTAAGGCTCCTGAAGGAGCAACTCACTACATTAAGAATGGCAGTGGTGGCGGGGTAACATGGCTTTTCCCTGGTGAGTACGGTGTTTTACACAGAATAATAGATGGGACAAGTGTTACCACAGGCATGATGCATGGAGATCCTGGCGTTCATGAAATACATTCATTCATTCCACTTACCAGCATCGAGGATGCTCAGCCAGAAGGCCGCAAGCTTGACGGCGGCAAGGTGATCATGGGTGCAATACCGCCGGATGCGGAGCTGGCAGTTGCTAGAGTGCTGACGTTCGGTGCTGAGAAGTATGCCCGCGACAACTGGCGCAAGGTTACCGAAATGGATGTTAGGTACATGGATGCAGCACTTCGACATCTGAATGCTCATCGTCGTGGCGAGCAGGTTGATTCAGAGTCTGGCGAAAGCCACCTTGCTCACGCAGCTTGCTGCATCATGTTCCTGCTACAGATTGAGGAAGAATCAAAGTGACCTGCTTTAACTCAATGCGCGCCGACCAGCATGCGGACAATCTGGCGTACCTTGACGCACTGGATGATGCTATTGATGCGCTGCTTGATGACAGATGGAAGCAGCTTCAAGCGCAGCAGGTAACCATGTTCTGGGTTAATGGCCGCGCCGTGCATGTCGATATGTTCGACTATGAAGACGAAGAGGTGTTCTATCAGCGATGCCGCGAGATGGCAAAGCAGGAGGTTATGCAATGTCGGATGGAGAGAGAATAGAGAAACTAGAAAACCAACTGCGCCAGGCTGAGTCAGTCCTGCGCATGGCGTCACAGGGTCATTGCTCGACGGAGAGCATGGCTTTTGCAGCAAATCAAATTGAGAAGGTATTGAAGAATGGCAGCACATAAGATTAAGGATTTGGCGGTTAAGGTTGGGTCTTACACTGACAGCCAAGGCCAGGAGAAGGGTCGCTATCAGAACGTCGGCAGCCTGATGCGCAGTGATGAAGGCAACGAGTTCATCGTGCTGAACCGCTGGTTCAATCCGGCTGGTGTACCTAACCCAGAGAATCGCGACTCAGTGCTCATCAGCTGCTTCGAGCCAAAGCAACAGCAACAACATCAGCAAGGTTGGGGTCAGCCATCACCAGCGCCTCAGCAGCAAATGCAGCGACAGCCACCGATGAACCAGCAGCAACCCAATACTAGACAGCAGCAGCAAACGCATCAACATCAAGGGCAGCAACAGCAAGGGTATGTCCAGCCACCCCAAAACTACACGGACGATATTCCCTTCTAGATCTTGACTTGTGACAACAGTTAGATGATAATTCGTTTTGTGGTGAATGCGCAGGCTGATGCGCGACGTAGGGTCCTAGATACGGCGAGGACGAACAATCTGAGCGAAGGCCGCCTTAGTGCCTTACACGTTGATGAGCAAGATATTATGTACGGAGTTCAGCACCGGCCACCACACGCCGAGCCTGAAGCGTTAAGACAGGCACACAACTGAGGTTGCTATCTACGCCTGACGAGGTAAGCAAAAAGGATGAGCGCAGCTAAGAATGCGGGTTGGCGACCGCATCTCCTTGGATAGCAACCTCAGTTGTGGTTAATAAGGCATCACGCTCAGCAATGCTGCGTGTCTGCAAATGGCCTAGATGAGTGGGCCCATGCCGAATAGATTCATCCATGCCACAACCAATTCACTGCACCACCAACACTCCATGTTGACATTGCCCCTCGAAAGAGGGGATTTTTTTAGGTTGCATTTGTTGACATGTGTTTCGTGGTTGATAATATAAATGAGTCAACAATATGGAGTCATTGGAATGAAAAGAGAAATTGAGTTTCGCGGAATTGATAAGAATGGCCTCATGCACGTGGGAAGCTTGGTTACCACAAATCTGTTTATTAAAAAAATGCCAATGTGCCACACAAAGCACTGGATTGTTACCATGGCGTTTGGAAATGGCGGGTGGTTTAACGTAACCCACAGGTTTCACGTCAAGACTGAAACGGTTGGCCAGTTCACTGGGTTATTTGACTGTAACGGCACCAAGATATTCGAAGGTGACATTGTGCGAGACCATGTTGGAGTTGGTGAGGTGATGTACTCAGACAAAAAGGCTTCGTTCAAGGTTAATTATCACGACGGATTTGCGAAATGGTTTATTGATTACAACCTTCGCGGAGAGCGAGAATCAATAGAGGTTATTGGCAATATCCACCAAAACCCAGAGCTTTTAAGCTGAGCAAAACAAAGCCCCTCGAGAGGGGCTTTTTGTTACAGCTTTGATTGGTCAGTGACGCATGGTGATGACGATTCTCGTGTTCATGCAACATCTGTTATTGATAGATAAACGCCGTTTAGCCTAACGTTCTCTGCCTGTGCCGTCCTGATGCCAATCTGAACTGCATCAACACCACCGTGGAACGCCATTGTCATAAATGCAGCCTGCGAACCGAAGCTCTCAGGAACGTTAAGAATGTCAGTGAAAACAGCTGGCGTGTTGATGTCTGGTATCATGCGCATAACCATGGTAGCGCCAGCAACCGTGCCAACACCGTTGTTTGTCATTGTCACTCGACAAATCATGTTAGCGTTTCTGTCTAACTTGCTTACATCTATTCTGTTGTTTGCAACATCAAGCGAGCCATAGCCCGTTTGGTTGTTGAATCCGTCATTAAATGATCCATTGCCAAGTAGCGGCAATAGGTTTGTTGTGGCTATATTGGCCACTGTGTTGGTGCTGTTAGCTGAGTTTGATACCTGAATGAATCGGTGTACCGCTACGCCATTAGGAATTGGCCCTTCTCTTCCCCTGTATCCGCTCACGCTACGCCCTCCACATGGATGCTTTGAAGTATGCCGCGCCAGTTACGCCACTTAGGATTAACTTGGCCTTTAGCATGTCACCCTGCGCGTAAGGCCTTACTCTGGTTGGCTCGTAAACATCGGCAGCCGCGAACTCTCCGTTATCAATGGTGAACCACACAAAGCCATCGGGAGAACCTACAACTTGAATGGTTCCGGCAGTTGGAGTTACTTGGTTCTGACACTCAACATCAGAGAAGAATCGGATTTGAGAAAACTCGGCCTCTCGGTGATTTCCTTGATTCATGTCGATGGTGATGTATTCGCCGTCAGTGGCTTGGCACACAGAGCTACCAGTCTGGCTTACAAATGCGTATTCAGATTGGGCCATGTCAGCCTCCGTTTGCTAATTGCGACTCAATAGCTGAGAGCCTTTGCAGAATGCTATCGTGTGACGTTTCGGCCGCATCAAGCCTGTGCTGAATGTCAGCGACTGATGACTCGCATAATGATAGCCTGCTGAATGAATCTGTCATGGCGGCTGATAACTTTGACATGAAGTCGCTTTCGGTGACGATGAACAGGCTATCAACCTTGTCTGATAGCTGCTGCATGTGCTCAGGTGAGATTGCGGATGACAGCTGACCGATTTGCTGGCTTGCATTGAATGACAAGCCAGAGCCAATGCGGATTTCCTTAACTGGGAAGCCGAACCCGCCATCCCTGCCAACCTCAAGCGGCTTTAGATGGTAACTCTTGACGTGCTCAAGCGTTGATTCTGCGCTTGATGCAGCCGCCTCAGCCCTTGCGACGAGCGCTAACAGCTCCTCATCAGTCATTGCATGCACTCCATGTGTTCACATTAAGGACACCGAGGGCACCAGCAGGCAGGCCGGAGAAGTCCACGCGCACGAGTTCAAGCGGCCCGGTAAAGGCGGCCCACAGTCGCTCACCCTTCGAAAGCGGCAGCGGAGCATCGAAGGGAGTTGGCTGTCCGTAAATCACCGCAGTCGCCCGAGCTTGGCCGGAGGAAACCCGCTCTAGCGGCTGTCCATTCTGGTCGGTGATGGTTACGGAAACTTCATGCCACATACCGGCGATGGGGTCTCGCTCGATGGTGGATGTGGTCGTGGTTGGTTGGCTATGGGTAATCATGCTGGCACCTCCGTGTCTAGGTACAGTGTCGCCCATCAATCTGCATTGCGCCATTGTGGAAAACCCCAATACAATGCAAGCAATATCTGTGCTAGAAATGGATTTGGACGACTCCAAGGTGATAAACTATGACCACAGCAGCTTTTATTGACGGGGTACACGTGAGCGAATTGAACGAGCGCATGGCTCGGATGGAGGCCAACCAGGAGCATCAGCAGAAGGTGCTGGATAAGCTATCGGAGTCTAGTGAGCAGAGCACCACGGCGCTGACGAAGATGTCAGGAATCCTTGAGCGCATGGCCAACCTTGAGCCTAGGCTGATTGCGGTTGAGCGCAAGGTGTGGATCTGGAGTGCGGTAATCGCGGTGGTGGCTTGGGTAATCCCCAACATCGACAAAATCAAATCGCTGATGCAATAAGAAAACCCCTCAGCCGAGGGGTTTGTTTTACTTGTATGATACACCGGCCTTGTCTAGCTGCGCGTGAAACTCATCAACTGTTAGCGCCATTCCTTTGCAGTTTTCTGGCAACTCCACACGCAGCGCGGCGCGGGAGGCTTTCCATGCGTTCCACATATAGTCAGCTGGCTCGTAGTGATATCCTACATCAGATGATTTCTCAGGCTTAAATCCTTCAACATCAGCAAACCAAGCCTCAAACTCTTCCCGCACCTTATCCATCACTCTTCCTCCACCACTACCACGCCACGGTCGCCGTCGACCACCAGTGCAAATCCGGTATTACGGTTGCTCATCAGATGCCAGAACAGGACTTCTGACTGGCTGTGTTCGTTGAGTTGTGCGCTCATATCAATTCTCCGTTGTTGACAACTTCACTTTAGCATCACCATCGCCAATGTCAGCACTTCATCCCAGAATATCAGCACTCCGCAGAATGCCGTCAGCCATATGGCGCCAATCCATCCGAGCCAGTCCATTATTCCCACCTCTCCCATGTAAACCCGCCAGTCTGTGACAGCTTGCCCTTCAAGCACAGGCTTATCGTCTGAGGGTGAAACCCCTGCTCCTTGGCCTCCTGCATCGATGAGAAGTAGAACACGTCGCCCTCTACCGCGATGCTGCGACCGATGATTGGCTGCGCTGGGTATCGACCCTGGCTGCGAGCCCTGCTCTTAACTGCCATCAAAATATCTCCTGTCTCTGTACCCGAACCACAGGGGGC